TATCCTTTTAGAGCTAAAGCAGATATATTAAAAAATGCTGGTGGTCTTGTGGACTTAAAAACTACGATTGATGTAAAGAATTTTGGCAAAAGTGCTTCTAAATACAGATACTATTTACAAGTTTATATTTACTGCAAGTTATTTGGAGTTGATTATAAAGACTTTAAGTTTCTTTGTATTGATAAAAAGAATTTAGATATTGCAGTATGGGACGTATCAAAAGACTTTTACGAAAGAGGAGAACAAGAGGTATCTAGAGCTATAAAAATATACGAACATTACAAGAGCGATGCTTTTGATATTAACGACTTTGTAATTGAGGGGACACTATAAAAAAAACAAAATGACAGAAAGAGAAATATTTAACTACAAGTGGATAAGAGAAAGAATACTTTATTACACAGACGTAGATGTGCTTGACAAAAGGAGAACAAGAGAAAATGTAAATGCAAGAGTAGTTTTTTGCAAGATAGCTAGAGAAGAGTTTTGGCATACTTGGAGAAGGATAGGCGAATACTTAGGAAAAGACCACGCTACTGCTATGCACTCAGTCAAGGGGTTTGATGTTATAAAGATGTACGAGCATAAATTTTATAAAGCCTTTCAAATGATACTCATTGAGCTAGAGGGCGAAGAAATGATAGTTAAACATTATAACTTAGGAAACAAAGATAGCATTGACAAAGAAGTTTTAGATTACAGAGAGTCGATAAAAAACAAAGTAAATGAATTACAACAAAATAAAACACTAGAATATGAAAATGCTACCAATTAATGAGGTTAAGTTAAACGACAATAACCCCAGATTTATTAAGGACTTAAAATACAAAAAACTAGTACAAAGTATAAAAGAGTCGTCACAATTTATGATGCTAAGAGAATTAGTATTAGATGAAAACAATATGATTATTGGCGGAAATATGAGGCTTAGAGCTTGTATTGAGTTAAGGTGGAAAAAAGTTCCTACTAAGACTTTCACAAGAGTTATGGCAGATAAAATGAATGATGAAGCATTAGCAGAAGGAAGGCTACCTAAGACGTATGAAGAGTACTGTGCTGAGTTCTTAATTAAAGATAACCTCAGCTATGGAGAGTGGGACTACGACCAACTAGCGGTGGACTATAACCCTATTAGCTTAGACAATATGGGTATGGACTTAAACCCAGCTCTTTTTAAAGACAAGAACGATACAGACGATGATACGATAGACGGAGTTACAAATGAAAAGTTTAATGATTACACTGTGTATTTCAGTAATGAAGACGAGTTAGAAATATGGTATGGTTTTTTAAAGAAATTAAAGAATAACTTTAAGGAACACGAAAATATATCTCAAAGAGTTTTAAGCTACATTGCAGAGGTTTATGAAGACAATAAGATATCAGACAGTAAAAGAATATTAAAGTTTATAGAATACGATGTAAATGGCAACTAAAGAAGATTTAATATACGAAGATAGAAATGTTTACGAAGCAGCGTTAGACAGAATTGATAAGATATACTCTAGTCACGATGAAGTTTGGGTGAGTTTTTCTGGGGGTAAAGATAGTCTAGCTATGTTAAAGCTGGTAGAAGAGTACTTTGAAAAGGAAGGTTACACTGATAAGATAAATGTAATATTTAGAGACGAAGAAACGATAAACACTCCAGTGAGAGAGTTTGTGTTGAGCTTTGTAGATAACCCTAAGTATAACTTTAAATACTATGCGACTCAGCTAGAGAGCGAGATTTATATTTTAGGAGAAAAACGTAAGTACATACAGTGGGACGAGAATAGAGATTGGGTAGTACCTAAGCCAGAATGTGCTATAACACTAAAAGGAGTTTACGACCAGTATAAGTTTGACAAGGTTTTATTTGAGAAGAAGAACAGAAGAGTTTGTACCCTTGTAGGTATTAGAGCAGATGAAAGTTTAATGAGGTTTAGCGGAATAACAAATAGCAAGGTATGTTACTTAACTAAAAACCCAGAGCTTAAAAATGCTACACTTGGTAAACCAATATATGACTGGAAAGAAAAAGATATATTCAGATACTTTTATGAAAAAGATATTGACTATTGTAAGGTTTACGATATGCAAGTGTTTAATAAAGATAGTTTAAGAGTGGCTACAATATTACACGCGGAAGCTGCTAAGCAATTATATAAAGTTAAGACTCTAGACCCAGTGCTTTACAACTCAGTTATTAATATATGGCCAGAGGTAGAAGTACAAGCTCGTTACTATAAAGATGCCGTTAAAGGAAATTCCGAAAAAATTGCGTTATTATATAAAGAAAAGGCAAATGGAGATTGTTGGGAAGCATTATATAGATATATTGAGGAAAACCTTACAGACCCATACCAATACAAACAAGCTATGCTAAGAGTTAGTTCTGCTAGACAAACTAGAAATAACAACACCAGAGAGGGAAACGTTTTTGGTGGATATCCAGCTTTATATTTATTTCAAAAGGTAATAGGAGGAGCTTACAAAAGAGAAATAATGCCAACATCATCACAAAAAGAATCGTACTTTGAGTTTGAGAATCTGTCAAATAGAACATAGTCTAGTTTATAAGACCTTTGCAAAAGAACTACGTTCAAGCAGAGTGGCGATAAAAAAAGAAGACAATAAAACACAATATTTAGGCTGCTATCTAAATGATAGATTAGTAGGTGTTGTTGGGTATCAGAACATAAACGAAAATCACATTAGACTAAAAACAGATTTTGTTAGACTACAATTTAGAGGCAGAAAGATATACTCAGAATTGTGGGAGTCTAGAATAAATCGTATCTTATTAGACAAGCCAACGGTATTGACTGCGTATTGTACAGAAATGAGTTTACCTAAGTATTTAAAAAGCGGCTTTGAAGTACAGTCAGTTGGTAAGAACGGTATAACATATGTAAAACAAAAAATAGAACAATGAGAAACTACAAACAGTGGACGGCTGAGTACCGTAAAGAATCACTCAAACTAACAAATAAAGCTAAGAAAATGGGGTGGATAGCACAACCTAAGAAGTGTAGAAGATGCGGTCAAGAAGACGGTATATTACATTTACACAATGAAGACTATACAGTTACTCACGTCACGCTTACGGACGTATTTAACCGTTTCCCTATTCAGATAACTAAAGAAGAAATAGATGACGTAAATCAAGCCTTAGAGCCTATATGCTGGAGATGTCATATGATGCACCACTCAAAACATAGGAACGCTAAGGCAGTTGAGATATACCAAGACGAAGTGAGACGAGGTAAAAAATACCCACCAGTTTATAGACACGATTTTTCAATATTAAATAGAGACCATAATGTATAAAGATGACCCAATTTCAAATGTGAAATGGATAGAAGTAGAGAAGCTAAACGCTAACGACTACAATCCTAATGTAGTATTAAATAAAGAACTAAAACTATTAGAGCTTAGCGTATTAAAGAACGGTTGGATTCAGCCAATACTTATAAACAAAGATAACACAATAATAGACGGCTTTCATAGGTCATACCTTTCTAGGAATAGTAAGTTACTGAAAGAAAAGTATAACGGCAAAGTACCTTGCGTTGTTATGGACTTGACCGAAGCAGAACGTATGCTATTAACTATTAGAATAAATAGAGCTAAGGGTAACCACGTTGCTTTTAAGATGCACGAGATAGTTAAGTCTCTAATTGATAAGCACGAAGTTAGTATGGAATATATACAAGAAAGTATAGGAGCTAGTAAAGACGAGATTAAATTACTCTATAAAGACGGAGTATTTGATGCGTTAAATATTAAAGAACATAAATATAGTAGAGCGTGGAAGAGCCCAAAGACAAAGTAAACAACACGACAAAAACAACACACAAGAAGGAAATGTTCCTTGTCGCATTAGAGAAATCTCTAGGTATAATATCACAAGCTGCAAAGACAGTTGGAGTTGATAGAACGACACCTTATAGGTGGGCGAAAGAAGACGAAGAGTTTGCTGATAAAATGCTGGAAGTACAGAACGTAGTAGGAGACTTTGCTGAGACAAAGCTTTACGAACTTGTAAATGATAAGCACCCAGCGGCAGTAATGTTTCTTTGTAAAACTAAGTTTAAGAACAGAGGATATGTCGAGAGAAATGAAATCACTGGCATAGACGGAAATAAATTAGATATAAATATTGAGGTCATCTATCCAGATACAGACAAATAGCGTCTTTGAACACTTAGACACTAGTAATAAAAGAATTATAGTAGAACAAGGTGGTACTAGGTCTGGTAAAACCTACAACATACTCATTTGGATAATATTTAGATACAGTATGATAAACACTGGTAAGATAGTGACTATTTGTAGGAAGACGGGACCGAGTTTAAGAGGCTCAAGTATGAGAGACTTCTTTGACCTACTCAATAAACACAACCTTTACTCAGAGGAGCGGCACAGTAAAAGCCTTAATGAATACAAATTAAATGGAAACTTAATAGAGTTTGTCTCTCTGGACGAGCCACAGAAAATACGTGGACGAAAGAGAGATTTGCTTTTTATAAACGAGGGTAACGAATTAAACTGGGAGGACTTCTTTCAGCTAAACATACGTACAAGTGAGAGAATAATAATTGATTACAACCCCTCAGATGAATATCACTGGCTATATGACGACGTAATAGATAGAGAAGATTGCGACTTTCATATTACAACATATTTAGATAACCCTTTTTTAGACCAGAACTTAGTAAATGAGATTGAAAGGCTAAGAGATACAGACGAAACATATTGGCAAGTTTATGGACTAGGACAGAAAGGAGTCAGCAAGTCTGTTATATTTACACACAGTGTAGTGGATAAAGTCCCAGAAGACGCAGACTTCATATCATTCGGACTAGATTACGGTTACTCTAATGACCCTACAACGCTTGTGGGTATATGGAGAAAAGGCTACGACTTATACATAAAAGAATACTTCTACCAGACTATGATGACTGGACAAGACATACACAAAAAGTTTAAAGACATAGGCATAAACAGAGAAATGATATGGGGAGACTCAGCAGAGCCTAGACTTAATGATGAGCTTAAGCGTATGGGTTGGAATGTAAAGGGGAGTATAAAAGGTAGGGATAGTGTGAACGCTGGTATTGACTTATTGAAACGATACAAAATAAATATCACAAAAGATAGCACCAACGCTATACAAGAATTTAGAAACTACAAGTGGCTTGAAGATAAGTCTGGTAAATTAACAAACGTTCCAGAAGATAGAAATAATCACGTTATCGATGCGGTCAGATACGGAACTTACAGTATCATAAGTAAGCCAAACTTTGGCAAGTACACAATTTCATAAAACAAATAAATTTTACGTTATATTAATATGAATATTAAACTAAATGTACCAAACAAACTTAGTGAGATAGCATTATCTGACTATGTAAAGTATTCAAAGATACTAGACATTAATGAAGAGGACGAGAATAGCGATGTTTTTGTCCAGCAGAAAGTTCTGGAGATATTTTGCGGAGTGCCTTACAATGAGTCGCTAGAGTTCAAAATGAGCGATGTTTCTAAGATTGTTAATGTAATAAATAACACATTAAGTGAGAAACCAGCATTAGTTAAGTCTTTTAAGCTGGGGGATACAGAGTTTGGCTTTATACCTAAGCTGGACGATATGAGCTTTGGAGAATACGTAGACGTCGATACAAACATAGGTGACTGGGACAATATGTACAGAGTTATGAGTGTTTTATATAGACCTATAAAGCAGAAGAGTGGAGATAAGTATTTAATAGACGAATACAAAGGAGACTTGTATCACGATGCTATGAGGCATACACCTATGGACGCAGTTATTAGTAGCTTAGTTTTTTTTTACAATTTAGGCAAGGAGTTGTCGATGGCTATGATAAACTTTTTGGGGACGGAGACGGAGGAGGACTTGACGCAACATCAAATTTCAATG